CACCACAGAGCTTACCCGACAATTGAGCAAAGCCTCTGATCAGATCGACAGCATGACTTATAACAGGATCGTTGCTGCAGGCTTTGAAGCCCTTACCCCATTTCAGCAGGGCAGGGTTAAAAAGGCTGTGTGCGCTCAGGCTGAGTACGTGTACCAATACGGGGCGTACCTAGATTCCCCGCTATCCGGGTATAGCGCAGGGAGCATTAGCTTAACATTCAACGTTATCGAGACAAACGGCGTAAAAACATCGAATGAAGTCGTAAACCTGCTTAAGCCGACAGGCCTTGCGGACAGGAGGCTATAACCGTGAAACTTCCATTCCCTAAGTGGATCTTAGTAACGCCGGTCAAAGTGTACCAGACAGAGCTTAATGAGGATGGAGAACCCGTAGAAACCCTTTTGTACGATGATTTGTGTCACTACGAGGAGAAGTCAAGGCAAACCCTGGATGCAGAACGTCGCCTTGTTACGTTGTCTGGAAAAGTGATTGTCGAGGGAGATATTAACCCAGACAAACTAATCGAGGGTTACGTACAGTTTGGAGAGATCAAACGGGGTATCTTTAGGGCCCAGCGTCCAAGGAACCCAGACGGCAGCGTATTTTCCACCGAATTGGATCTGGCGTAATGAGGGTTAGAGTCACAATGAATCAGCCAAGGCTTAACAGGCTGAGTGACGCACAGATCCAAGCCTTAATCATGACTGCAGACGCTGTGAAAACGGACGTTATGACTGGTGCCGTTGTGCCTAAGCAGACCGGTGAACTGGAAAGAAGCGCCCATATCGATGATTCCAAAGCTAGAACAGGCCGCGTCAAGCTGATCTATGATGCCCGCCGGTTGTATTGGCATCCGGAGTTTAATTTCCGGTCTGATAAGAACGCTAACGCAAGGGGTAAATGGCTGGAACCATGGATAGATGGGAATAAGAAAGAGTTTGCTCGTAGAACGTTCCGGGAGTTGTACAGAAGGGTGACGGGGGGCGTATTGCGATGACCCTTGCAGAGGTACGAGATTGGCTGAAAACACAAATAAGCTGCCCGAATTGGTATATCGGGAAGATCGATGGGAAAAAGGAGCAGTGTATTGGCCTGTATAACACCACGGGCCGTGCTCCCAACATTGCCATTGGAGGTCTTGAAAATACCAGCTATGCAACTAAACCTATTTCCATCCTCGTTCACTGGGGCAAAAATGCGGATATAGCAGAGCAAAAGGCACAAGAGGTTTACAATTGTTTGTTCGGCCAGTCGGTCGTGATTGGAGGTAAGCGAGTAATAACCTTTGAATTGCGACAGCCGGAGCCAGTAAGTGTGGGCACCGATGATCAAAACGTTTACGAGTATGTAATTGAAATAGATATTTTTTATGAAAGGTAGGTAATGCCATATGTCAGGAACTGGCGTATTTCCTGTACACAATAATATTTTCAAGATCAACACGGCGGGAAGAACAACCCCGGGGACTCTCGTTGTAGTCAAAGACATGGAAACCTTTGAGCCAAGCATCGCGTCCAAGACAGAAGAATGGACACCTATGGATACAGCCGGGTGGGTTAGGCGGGCTGTAACCGGAAAGGGTTTGTCATTCAAGTTCAAAGGCAAGCGGAACTATGGTGATCCAGGTAACGACTACGTTGCGGAAACTCTCCTAGGTACAGGCCAAACCGTTGAGTCTCAACTTGAGTGGACTCTTCCTAATGGAGACAAGTTGCTTATGAACTGTGTTATTGATCTTAAGCAATCGGCAGGGGGTGATTCAACCAAGATTGATACACTGGATTTTGAGCTCTTGTCTGATGGGCTTCCTGTGTATACTCCGGCAACTTAAACATCGTTTACGTAATTAAAAAATAAAAAGGATGTGTAATTATGGCAAAGGTAATCAATATTACAGATAAACTAAGCTCGGAAAAACCAACTATTGTTATCAAGGGCAAAGAGTACCCCGTAAACGATGGTATGGGCACAGTCATGAAGTTTGAAGAGCTGGTAGTTACAAGCTCAATCGACAGCATGATCAAGGCTTTGGAACTCTCCTTAGGCAAGGAGGCTGTTGAGAAAATCGGGGCAAAGGAAATGTCTCTTGCAAATTTCAAAGTCCTTATGACGGCTATTTTAGCATGTATGCAAGGTATCGAGTATGAGGAAGCTGAGGCCCGATTTCCTCAGGGATGATAGCAGCGCGGAAGTTTGGTATGACCTTAGAGAAGATTGGAGTTTGATTGAAGCAAGTCTAGCGAAGCAGTATGGCATTAGGATCAGGCAAGAAGTGGGGATGCCCTGGACAGAGTTTTCTACCCTGGTCGGGGGGTTGATGCCTGATACCCCCTTGGGAACTGTGGTAGGAATACGGGCAGAGAAGGACCAGGAGACTATTAAGGCGTTCAGCCCTGACCAGCGCAGAATACACAGAGATTGGCATACGAGGCAAGCCCTGAAGAAACTTGACGAACCTGACAAACTAGATAGAGAAATGGATAACCTGGGGGCTATGTTCAAGGCTATGTTTGGTGCTAAGGGGGTGAACGAATGTCAAGCGTAGGTACAATTGACCTCGACTTAGCGACAAACACCGGTCCCTTTCAGCGCCAATTGAATGGCATAGCAGGACAAGCCACAAACATGGTTGGCGGGGCATTTTTGAAGCTCGGGGGAATAATTGCTGCAGCATTTGCAGTAACCAAGATGGTTGAGTTTGGGAAGTCAGCAACCAAGTTAGCTTCTGATTTACAAGAAGTTCAAAACGTGGTGGATGTAACCTTTGGAAGTATGGCAAAACAAATCAACGATTTCTCCAAGACTGCAATCACCCAGTTTGGTCTATCGGAGCTCTCTGCAAAAAAATACACATCAACCATGGGGGCTATGCTGAAAAGTTCTGGAATCACAGGAGCAAAGCTCTTAGAAATGTCAACTACACTTACGGGGTTATCTGGAGATATAGCTTCATTCTACAACTTGAGTACAGAAGATGCTTTCTATAAACTGCAAGCAGGCATTAGTGGAGAGATAGAACCGCTAAGAAGGCTAGGGATCAACTTAACCCAAGCAAATGTAGAAGCGTGGGCATTGTCTAAAGGTTTACAAGTAAATATGGAAAAGTTAGATTTTGCCTCTCAATCTATGTTGCGCTATCAGTACATCCTTACTACTACTAAAGATGCCCAGGGAGATTTTGTACGAACGTCCGGCAGTTGGGCTAACCAAACACGTCTTTTGAGTGAACAGTGGAACATTATGAAGACTACCATGGGGCAAGGATTCATAAATGCTCTTACCCCGCTCCTCTCGGTAATCAACAAAATCATTGCTAGACTCCAAGTTGCTGCAGCTTACTTCAAAGCATTTACGGAAATGGTGTTTGGATCAGCCGGGGCCGTGGGCGCTGGTGCAGGAGCCGCTACTATAGGGGCTAGCGCTACGGATGCCCTTGGGAACTCTGCGGATAAAACTGCTGGTAAGGTCAAGAAAGCTGCTGCCGCAATTAAGGGTTCTCTTGGTACTTTCGATCAACTCAACGTTCTAGGTCAAAAGGCTGGAGGAGCAGATGATGACCCTGGTGACTTAGGTGCTGGTGCTGGCGGCGGAATAGGCAAAGGCGAACCGGGCGGGGATCCAGGCGTTGACACAGGTAAACTAGGGGCGATAAAGACCGCTCTGGATGGCATCAAGAACTCAGCCGGAGAAGTATATGGGTTTATGCAAAGAGCTTTTGGACCACCGCTTCAGTCTGCTCTAAATACCGTAACCCCTATGTTACAGAGTTGGAAAGCTGAGTTATTGGCGACATTCAATCAATTCTCTACTCTTGGCGCTCCTTTTAAAGCTTGGCTGGTGAATGATCTCGTGCCTTTAGTTCAACAGGCTATCGGTCTTGTAGGTAACGTAGTGGCTGGTGTTGGGGACTCTCTGTTGATGGTTTTTCGGTCTGTAAGGACTGCTGTGTTTCCGGTAGTTGAATGGTTTGTAACTAATGGACTCCCAATCATAACTCAATTTGGCTCTGGCACATTGGACGTGTTTCAAAATTTATTTGATACTACTAAGCACATATTTGATACTATTTGGAAAGACGCTATTGAACCTGGTCTTAAGCTACTATCAAAAATGATTGTAGATATACTAGATTCCATGAAAAAGTCGTGGGACAAGTACCATAAAGATATTTTTGATGGCTTGAATAAGGCCATAGACAACATAAGAGGTATTTTTGACAACCTCTGGAAAACCGTGCTGAAACCTATTATAGACAATATGTTAAAAGAGCTCGAATGGCTTTGGGACAAGCATTTAAAGGGTGTAGTCGATGCAGTTACTGATTTTGTAGGTAAGCTAATAACAGACGCGGAGGAGATATTTAATAAGTTCATCTCCCCTCTTATTAATTGGATTATAGATAAACTTGGTCCTGCATTTTCCAGTACTTGCACTCTTATCATGGACGTGTTTGGCACAGCCTTTGGAGTAGTAGCTGATATTGTAAAAGGAGCTATCAAAATCCTCGGAGGAATAATCGACTTCATAACAGGAGTTTTCACAGGCAATTGGAAAAAAGCTTGGGAAGGTATTAAGGAAATATTCAGCGGCGTATTTGATGGCATCCTTGGAGTACTCAAGGGAGTAATAAACCTTATTATTGACGCTATCAACTGGATGATTCGTGGACTTAACAATATACACATGGATCCTCCTGATTGGATGAAAGACTTAGGTGCTCAAAGCTTTGGAATAAGTATTCCGCAGATCCCTAAACTTGCTAATGGAGGCCTTGTAAGCCAGCCTACTCTAGCCATGGTTGGGGACAATCGCAACGCTAGCCGAGATCCGGAAGTCATTAGTCCTTTATCAAAATTGCAAGGTATGCTTGGTGGGAATAGCCCTGAAATGTTGGAGGTTCTAAAGCTAATACTCGCGGCCATACAGGGCCAAAGCATGTCGTTGAAAATAGGTGAATCTGAGTTTGCATGGTTGGTTGCTAGATGTGTTAACGATGAGCAAAGGAGAACAGGTCAGACACTAATACAAGTTTAAAGGTGGTGTAACAAATGCTATTGAAAATAAATGGTGTAGAGATAGCTGCATACCCAAAGGCAGAGGGATTTACTGTTACACCACTAGATTTGGATAATGCAGATTCAACCCAGAGGACAGCCGATGGAACTTTAAACAGGGACAGAATAACTGTTAAGCGCCAAATAGACATGACGTTTGGTGTTCTAACGTGGGCACAAATATCCTCGATATTACAGGCCATGAGCGGTGTGTATTTTGACTTCTATTACCCCGACCCCATGACCGGAGATTATATTACTAAAAAGTTCTATGTTGGTAACAGGCCCTCGCCATTTGCGGTAGAGAGCGGTGGGGTTATGCAGTGGAATGGACTTAAGATAACTCTAACTGAACAGTAAGGAGGGGCATGGTATGTATTCGGTATCTAACGATTTTAAGACCTATATAGCTATGCCCGACCGTACGTTTGAAACGAAGGCCCTTGTTGGTACCACGAGTTACGATAATACTAAAGTTGTGGAATTTGACATCGAGGATAGCGTTATAGCATCGGATGATTTCAGTATTGGCAATGTTATACCATCTAAATTGACCATAACGATAAAATCAACAGACTCGATAGCAACCAATGCTAAGATTTCGCCAGCAGTTAGATTAAACGGCGTGTCGGGATGGGCGGAATGGGTACCGCTTGGATCGTATTACATCGACTCGCGAACCTTCCAGAATGATGTCTGGAAATTCACTTGCTATGATAAATTAATTTTGGCACAACAGGCTTATGTATCTAGCTTGACATACCCTGCACACATGAGCGCTGTCATGAATGAGATAACTGGTCAGCTAGGGATTGTATTGGATCCTAGCGTAGTTATCAACGCCTCGTACATGATTCCTTACAAGGATGAGGACATAACAATTCGAGACATGATAAGCTATATTGCTTCAGCCCATGGCGCAAGTGCGAGAATGACCAAAGACGAGAAACTTACTTTTGTTAAATTTGTACCGGGTGCAGTGCATACTTCGGTCCTTGCTTCAGATTATTTTAAAGTAAGTCAAACGAACCCATTAAAAACTTACACTAAGATTTTACTTACCTATAATACTGACGGAGAGACGCTGACCTCTGGATCTGGTGATGATGACCACACCCTTAAATTATATAACCCGTTCATGAGCCAATCCATACTAGATAGCGTCCTTAGTGCCATCAATGGGTTCAACTACACACCATTTACGATGGATTGGAAAGGCCGTCCTGACCTAGAAATTGGAGATGGGTTAACGGTCACACAGCGGGATGGATCAACGTTCCCAACAACGATCCTTACTAGTAAGATGTCTTTTAAGGGTGGTCTAAAGGCCACAACTACGGCACCATCCTATGCAGCCCAGAGAAGCGAGTTTGATTACCAGGGTAGCTTGAGCAAACAGGTTGCAAGTGCAGTTAAGCTAGAAAAACCCTATTACGGCGTAACTATTGGCAGGGCTAATGGAATTGTAGTAGAAAAGTCAGACGGATCCGGAAAGCTTACTCTTAATAGCGATACCATAGAGATGTCCGATGAGGCAGGGTCTCCAATATTGAAACTTGATGGCGTAACTAGGAAGTTGTTATTATCTGCTGTGGTACAGATGCTAGCGGGATCTTCTATAGACTGGAATGCTGTTAACACCCCTTCGGCAGAGCAAGTTGGCGCAAAGGACATTGACTGGCATCCTGATATTGAAGATGTCAGTGATCTCGCAGGAAGGCTTACACATATTGACGGCTTAGGAATTTACACTGGCACATTAACAGCCCAGCAGATCCAGGCGATAGCTATTGAGACGCTCACAATATCTGGAGCCTTAAACTGTGGTAACACACTACAAATTGGGCCGCCCAATGAAGAGGGAACATGCCATATCAATACTGCTGCAGATGGAATAAGATTTCAGAGTCATAGAGGGGGTAGCTATACAAAGATTGAGGATGATGGGAGCGTAAGTTTTTACGCTGGCGATGTGTGCTACGCATGGATTAAGCCTGACGGTACAACAAATTTAACCTCAACTAGTGGAGGAGGTGGTTATAAGGTAGGAGATACTATCAAAGCATCTAACTTATCAGTCATACAACCAATAGTATGGACCGCTGATGCACTTTATCCTAAAAATGTAACCGTAGATACAGTCGGAAATGTATATACGTCAAGTAGCTCCGGGGTACGTAAATACAACTCTGATGGAGGTTTGATATGGGCCAAGACAGATGTTGTATTTGCGTACGATGTAGCCGTTGATGATTCCGGGAATGTGTATAGTGCTCACCAGAACAGTTCTGGAACTAAAACTGTGCGCAAGCTTAATTCTTCAGGAACAGAACTATGGTCTAAAACCGAGATAGGTTATGTTTACGGCATAGCCGTAGATTCTTCGGGAAACGTTTATGTGGCCTATAATTCAGGAGTACGTAAGTACAACTCTAGCGGAACTCTTATTTGGTCTAAAAATGATGTAGGTAATGCCTACAGTGTAGCTGTAGATTCTTCAGGAAACGTTTATGTGGCCTATCGTCAAGGAGCTGGTAAAACCGTACGTAAATTAGATTCTTCCGGAAACGAATTATGGTATAAAAATGATAGTGCTAATGGATATGATATAACCTTAGATTCTTCGGGAAATGTTTATGTAGCTTATGATGTTACCGCTATGTATGGATATCCTTCTGTACGTAAATTTAATTCTTCAGGAACAGAACTATGGTCTAAAAAGGAGATAGGTAATGCCTACGGTGTAGCTGTAGATTCTTCAGGAAACGTTTATGTGGCCTATGAGCCATTTGGCATTAGGAAGTTAGATTCTGCCGGAAACGATATATGGTATATACCAAGTAACGGAGTTAACGCTGTGGCAACTGGTTTACTAGGACATATATACACCGCTAATCCAAATAATACAAGTGGATTAATTAAGCTTAACGCAGATTTATCTTACACGATAAACTCGTAGATATACCATGAATTTAAAACTAAACTAAACATCGGCAGTAATTGCATTCAGCGATGAGTAAATAAAGCTGTAAAGGCTTATTTACTATGCAAAGAAAGGGGAGAGAGGCGATGCTATCAGCTATTTATCAAGGAGATACCTTTATCCTGCCGATTATTTTAACAAGCCCAACTGATGCACCTATAGACTTGACTGGGGCGACCATAGAATTCAGCTTTGGCAAGGCAGGAAATTATGTCACAGAAGTTTCGCACGGAGTGACAATTGCCCGCGATGAAACACAAGGCAAGATAACTATTACGATTGACGCGGAAACAATGGGCACTAAATACCCCGAGGGTAGATACAGCGTGTGGTTGAGGATAACGTATCCCGACGGAACGACGGAGACTGAATTTGGTCTTACTCAGGCTATTAACGGGGGTATGCCGCGTGAATAAGGTAATGGTTGTTCAACAGATATCAGGGGTAAATGTAACTCAGCAAGTCGTAAAAGTAGTCACCGTTGCCGAACAAGGTCCTCCAGGCCCACCTGGTCCTCCTAGTGTGAGTGGAGAGTATATAACGTATATTTCCAAGGTAGC